AAGCTGAAGCTGATGACTTTTCAGAGTTTTTAAAGTATCAATTTATAACAGAAGATGATTTTGATAATTCAAACAAAACTTTACACTAAGGGGGGTTTGTTTAAAAAATGAAACAAATTGTCATTCCTTATTCGCCAAGACAAATCCAAAATTTTTTGCATGAAAAATGCGATAAGAACCGCTTCAATGTAGTAATAGTCCACCGCAGAGGAGGTAAGACCGTCTTTGCCATCAACCACCTCATTAGAGCAGCTCTGACAAGCAGTAAACCCTATCCTAGATATGCTTTCATCTCTCCTTACAGATTGCAGGGAAAGAGTACAGCATGGGATTATATGAAACAATTTTCTGCCACAATTCCAGGTGTCAAGTTTAATGAGTCTGAACTTAGAGTTGACTTTCCTATAAACAATTCCAGAATACAGATTTTAGGCGGTGAGAATAGTGCAGCTATTAGAGGTCAATACTTTGATGGTATAGTTTGTGATGAAACTCAGAATCTTTCGCCAGACCTCTTTGATACTATTTTAAGACCATGCCTATCGGACAGGAAAGGCTTTGCCATATTTATCGGCACACCAATGGGTAGAAATTGGTTCTACGAACTCCATGAAAAAGCTAAGAAAAATAAAGATTGGTTCACATCTGTTTTTAAAGCTAGTGAAACTAAGATTATAGCTCAAGAAGAATTAGATGCAGCCAAACAAACCATGTCGCCAGAAAGTTATGAACAAGAATTTGAATGCTCATTTCAAGCTGGAATAAGTGGTTCTTACTTTGGATCTACGATTGAAGAATTAGAGAAGTCAGGCAAGGTTACAAACTTTGATATAGACGAAGATTTAGAAGTAGAAACCTGGTGGGATTTAGGAATGAATGATAGTACAGTTATTACCTTTGCTCAACGCAGACCAAGTGGCGAAATTAGAATTATTGATTGCTACGAAAATTCTGGTGAAGGCTTAGAGCATTATATTAATATTGTAGATAGCAAACCTTACAAGTATTCAAAGCACATAGCTCCCCATGATATTAGAGTTAGAGAGATTGGAACGAATAAATCCAGATGGGAAACCGCTAAAGAACTAGGGTTAGAATTTGACATAGCACCCAAACTTAGTGTAGAAGATGGTATTGAGCAAGTAAGACGAATGTTACCAAAGTGTTTTTTTCATAAAAACAATTGCAATAAGCTAGTAGAAGCATTAAAATCATATTGTAAGCGGTGGGATGAAAAAAATAATTGTTTTAGGAATAAACCCCTACACAATTGGGCATCACACTTTTGCGATTCGGTAAGATATGGAGCTGTTACAGAACCCATAGAAAGATCGGATTGGAATAAGCCAATAAGAGTAGATACAAATTATATAGTTTAATATGGCAAAAAAAAATAAAGAAATATCCAATATAGAATTACAAAGTTTATTATCAAATCAAATCCAAAATGCTTTAGGTTATTTAGGAGGAGAACTTTCTGAGTCCAGAGCAAAATCTTTAGAATATTATTTAGGTGATAAATTGGGTACAGAAATAGATGGTCGTAGCCAAGTAGTCAGTACAGATGTATCTGATACGATTGAAAGTTTGTTACCTAATTTATTAAGAGTATTCACAGCTTCAGATAAAGTTGTAAATTGCGAACCTATGACAGCCGAAGATATTCCTATGGCTGACCAAGCGACAGCTTATTTAAATCATGTTTTTTATAAAGAGAATGATGGCTTTCAATTATTATATAATTTTTTCAAAGATGCGTTAATTGAGAAAAATGGTTTCTTAAAAATTTATTGGGATGACTCTGAAAAAGTAGATTACGAAACTTACGAAAATTTATCAATCGTTGAGAAAGAGGCTTTGCAAGATACTAAAGATGAAATAGAAATTGTTGAAGAAGAAGTATTTGAAGATGAGTCTGCCAAAGAAGAATTTGAAAAAGTTTTAGAACAATACCAAGCTCAAGGTGTAGATACCTCTCAAGTTCAAGTTCCTAATTTTGATTTATATAATTGTAAAATTAAAAGAATTACTAAAACAGGTAGAGTAAAAGTTGAAAGCATTCCACCTGAAGAATTTTTAATTGATAGAAGTGCTAAGACAATTGAAGATGCAAATTTTGTTTCTCATAAAGTTTTAATGACAAGATCAGACTTAGTCGCTATGGGTTATTCTCAAGAAGAAGTTGATGAGTTACCAAAATCAGATTTAGATATTTACGACAATGAAGAAAATGTAAGAACAAGAGATATAGATAATTATTCAATTAATAATCCAACAGACACATCAACCGAAAAAGTTTTAGTTTATGAGTCTTATGTAAAATATGATTATGATGAAGATGGTATAGCAGAGCTTAGAAAAATTATATCGGCTGGAACAGATGGTGCTAACATATTATCAAATATGCCTTGCGATAATATTCCGTTTGTAACCATCACTCCTATTCCAATGCCACACAGATTTTATGGAAGATCAATTTCAGAATTAGTAGAAGATGTTCAGTTAATGAAATCTACAGTAATGCGTCAGTTGTTAGACAATATGTATTTAACAAATAACAACAGAGTAGCTGTTATGGATGGTATGGTTAATATGGATGATCTATTAACAACTAGACCTGGTGGAATTGTTAGAACTAAACAACCACCGAACCAAGTGATGCAACCTTTACAAGCTCAACCAATTTCACAACAAGCCTTTCCATTATTATCTTATTTAGATTCAGTTAGAGAAGCTAGAACTGGTGTTTCAAAAGAAGCTCAAGGTTTAAGTCCAGATACTTTAAATGCTAAAACAGCAACTGGTGTAAATGCACTAATGCAACAAACTCAAATGAGATCAGAATTGATTGCTAGAGTCTTTGCAGAAACAGGTGTTAAGAGTTTATTTAAAAAAATATTTGAACTGATGGTTAAGTATCAAGATAAAGAAAAAATTATAATGATGAGTAATCAATATATTCCAGTTAGACCTACTGAGTGGAAAGATAGATTTAATATTAGTATTGTTGTTGGACTAGGAACTGGTTCTAAAGAACAACAAACAATTATGTTAAACAGTATTTTAGAAAGACAACTACAAGCATTCCAATTACAAGGTGGAAAAGAAATGCCAATGGTTAATCTTAAAAATATGTATAACACTTTAACTAAGATGGTAGAGAATGCTGGTCTTAAAAATGTAGAAACTTACTTTGTAGATCCTGATGTTGGTAAACAAATGATGCCACCACCTCAACCACCACCATTAACTCCTATTGAGAAAATAGAATTTACTAGAATTGATGCTGAGAATAAGAGAAAGATTGCTGACCTACAATTACAATCTCAAGAACTTGCTCAAAAAACTCAAGAAATGCAGTTAGACTTTGAAACTAAGATAAAAGAAATGTCTTTAAAGTATAATACTCAATTAGATACTGCAAAAATTAAAGCTGATGCAGATTTAGATAAGATGATGGTTGCTGGAGATAACAAAATACTTGAACAAGCGGCAAAATCTACTAATATGTTCGGTGAACAACTAAAAGGAACGAATGGAAGCGAAAGACCAGGCAGACAGGTCGGTGGAGATCAGCCGATCCAACGAAGCCAAGCAGATATTAGAGAGTAAACTTTTTCAAGAGAGTATGGAAACTCTTAAAAAAATTTATTCTGAAGCACTTCTTGAAAAAACAGGTGCTAAAGAGAGTGATACCAGAGAAAAACTTTGGATCGCTTATAATGTTGTAGGCAAAGTGGAACAACACTTATATACAATCATTGAAACTGGAAAACTTGCATCTAAACAGTTGGAAGATTTCAGGAAGCAACAGGATAATACAAAATTTTAACCACAATGGTTAGAATAAGCCAAGTCGCAAGACAGCTTAACATAGGAGGACTTAATGTCTAACGAAAACCCACTACTGAATAATAATTCGGTACAAGGTGCTGCAAAATCTATTGAAAGTTTAATGGACTCAAATGGAGTTATCAAAAAACCTCAAGAAGAAGCTGCACCAGTTGAATCAGAAGTAGAAGCGAAAGCTGAAACTGAGATTGAACAACAACCTGAAACTCAACCAGAGGAAACTTTGGAAGTAGCAGATGAAGAACAAGCATCAGAAGATGAAAATGCAATTGAAGAACAAACAACCGATCTACACCAGGTTACTGTTAATGGTGAAAAGATTGATGTTGACCTTGACGAATTAAAAGCAGGTTATCAAAAAGATGCTGACTACAGACGAAAAACTGAGGAGATAGCAATTGAAAAAAGAGAGCTAAAATCCGAAGAAGATCGTCTTAAAAATCAGTATTCAACTAAGATGGATGATTTAAATTCATTAGTAGTTACTTTAAATGCTGAGATTAACAATGATATGAATTCTAAGGAGCTTGATGCTCTTTGGGATGAAGATCCAACTGAAGCTGCTAGAGTTGATCGTAAGATTAATAAACGAAAACAATCAATTCAACAAGCACAGCAAAAACTGAGAGAACATCAAGAATCTCAGTTCCAGGAAATATTAAAAAATGAACAAAAAAAACTTCATTTAAGACATCCTGAAATTGCTGATCCTATTAAGGGTGCTAAAGTTAAGTCAAATATTATGGGTTATTTAAGTTCTAAAGGCTTCACAAATGATGATGTTGCTAGAATTTATGATTCAAGAATGTTTGATGTGATTATGGATGGAATGAAAGCTAATGCGACTAAACCCAATTTAGTAAGTAAGAAACTTAAACCATCTACTGTTGTTAAGTCTGGTGTTAAAACTACTAAGGAAGATATAAATAGTCAATCTAGGTTGAAGAAGATGAATGCGTTGAAGAAAAGCGGTAGTGCAAAAGATGCTACTGATTTACTGATGCGTTATCTATAAACAATAACCTAACGGAGAAAACAAATGGCTAAATACCAAACATACACAGCAATCGGTATAAGAGAAGATATAGCGGACATAATTTATTCAATTAGTCCGACAGAAACTCCTTTTATGTCAGGTATTGCTAAAACAAAAGCAACAAACACACTACACCAATGGCAAACAGATGCACTAGCTGATGTTGCTGCAAATGCTGCAGTTGAAGGTGCTGATATTTCTTATGGAACTATGGCTCCAACTGTATTGGAAAATAACCACACTCAAATTTCTACTAAAGGAATTCAAGTTACTGCAACTAACGAAGCTGTAACTTCTGCTGGAAGAAATAATGAGATGGCTTACCAAGTAGCTAAAGCTGCAAAAGAATTAAAAAGAGATATGGAAACTGCTCTTTTATCTAATGTCGCTAAATCTGCTGGTAATTCAACAACTGCAAGAAAACTTGGTGGATGTCCAACTTGGTACGAAACTAATGTTGACGCAGGTGCAAATGGTTCTGGTGCTGGTAATGGTGCTATAAGAACAGATGGAACTCAAAGAGCTTTTACTGAAGATCAGTTAAAAGGTATTTTAGTTAGCTGTTACAATGAAGGCGGAAACCCTAACATGATTATGGTGAATGCTTTTAACAAACAGAAACTATCTGGCTTTACAGGCGGTTCTACTAGATTTGATGCTGCTGAAGATAGAAGATTAATTACTTCTATTGATGTGTACGAATCAGACTTTGGTACTATGCAAGTAGCTCCAAACAGATTTATCAGAGGTGCTAACAGTACATCTGCTAAAATCGGACAAGATGCTCACATCCTAGATATGGAATACTGGGCAGTTTCTTTCTTAAGAGATTTCTCTCTGCAAACACCAGCACAAACTGCTGATGCTGACCAAAGATTTATGGTTGCTGAGTACACTCTTGAGTCAAGAAATGAAAAAGCAAGTGGTTTAATCACAGATTTAACTACTTCATAATAAATCTAAAGTGGTGGGGGAATTATCCCCCATCATTCAATTAACAATTTTGTTTGGTCTTTGAAGTCAATGACGGAACGAAGCAAATAAATAGGATAAAAAAATGAGAACATTAAACGATTACTTTATTACATCTGCAATTCCAGATGTATCAACAGCTTCATCAACTTTTGTTTGTGTACCTGATGGTGGAAAAATTATTAAAATCATCACTCACAACAAAGCAACTACAACTGGCACAGCAGCTATTTCTTTTGAAATAGGTGGTGTTG